ACTGTATATGGCGGTGGAGGTGGAGGTGGTGCTGGTGCGGTAGGATCTGCTGGTTCTAGTTCTGCTGGAGGAGCAGGTGGAGTTGGTTTAAATTGGCAATCACTCGGGACATTTTACGCTGGCGGTGGTGGTGGTGGTGGATACCAATCTGCCACAGGAGGAGCAGGTGGGAATGGTGGTGGTGGAACTGGTGGCGGTAATTCAACTGGTTCTAACGGCACAGTAAATACTGGTGGTGGTGGTGGTGGAACTGGCTCAGGGAGTTCAAATCTTGCATCTGGCGCTGGCGGTTCAGGCATTGTTATTATTCGCTATCTTGGTGCTCAAAGAGGCACTGGTGGAACAGTTACATCGTCTGGTGGTTACACATACCACACATTCACCAGCTCTGGCACATACACTGCTTAAAAAGGAATAGAAAATGACATCAATTATTAAAGCAGACAATGGTGCGATTTCTGGAGTAACAGGAATAACCAGCACAGCGGACAACAGCGGAACGCTAGAGTTCCAAGCGACAAGTGGCATTGTTGAAATGGACAGCGTCACTGGTGCTTTAGCGATGCCTGTTGGCACGACTGCACAGCGACCCAGTACACCTATCATTGGTATGCAACGCTGGAATACAACACTTTCTTCAATGGAAACTTATAACGGAACTGATTGGGTTCGTTTTTCTACAACTTCATACAACTACACAGTAGATTTTCTTGTGATTGCTGGCGGTGCGGGTGGTGGTGCTGTTCGAGGCGGTGGTGGAGGTGCTGGTGGATATAGAACTTCTGCTGGAACATCTGGCGGGGGAGGCTCTGCCGAATCTTCAATTACCTTGTCGTCTGGAACTGTTTACACAGTCACAGTAGGTGCTGGGGGTGCTGGCTCAGCCTCAGAGAACACTAAAGGAACTAGCGGATCAAATTCTGTGTTTAGTAGCATCACATCAATCGGAGGCGGTGGCGGTGGTGCGGCAAATAACAGGTCAGGCGTTTCGGGCGGTTCTGGAGGCGGTTCTTCGCAAGTTAATACAGAACCTGGAGGATCTGGAACTGCAAATCAAGGATTTGCAGGTGGTGTTGGTTTTGACGGAGGCGGGACAAACGAAGGTGGTGGTGGCGGTGGTGGCGCTGGTGGCGCTGGTGGTAATCGTGTTAATGCTGGAGCGGCAGGCGCTGGCGGTAGCGGAGTTTCATCAAGCATTACAGGCTCGGCTGTAACTCGCGGAGGCGGTGGTGGTGGTGGTGACAATGGTTATTCGCGAGGTCTGGGCGGTTCTGGCGGTGGTGGCGACGGTGCATCAACCAATGGAGGAACCACCGCTGGCTCTGGAACAGCCAACACTGGCGGTGGTGGTGGTGGTGGCGGTCAAGTATCAACCGCACAAGCAAATGGCGCACAAGGCGGTTCTGGCGTTGTAATCATTTCTTACGCTGGCGCACAGCGAGGCACTGGCGGTACGGTTACTTCTAGCGGTGGTAACACTATCCACACTTTTACTTCATCTGGCACTTACATTGCCTAATCAATCTTTTTAAAGGAGCAATCTAACATGGCACATTTCGCAAAAGTAGTCGACGGCAAGGTAACGCAAGTAATCGTTGCTGAGCCTGAGTTTTTCGCAACATTCGTGGACTCCTCTCCTGGTGAGTGGATTCAAACTTCATACAACACTGCTGGTGGCGTGCACAAAAATGGTGGCACTCCGTTGCGTAAGAACTACGCTGGGATCGGTTTTACTTACGACCGCACCAAAGATGCGTTCATCCCACCTAAGCCATTCGCATCTTGGGTGCTGGACGAGCAGACTTGCTTGTGGAATGCACCTGTGGCAATGCCAACAGACGACAAGCGCTACAACTGGGACGAGGCAACAACTTCTTGGGTTGAAACAGAAACTCAAGCAGCTTAATTAAAAGAGGACAGTCTCATGGCGATCATATTAAATGGCTCTACAGGTGTTGCTGCTCAGTCTACAACTGAGTCGCTAAATCTTCCTTCTGGGACAACAGCCGAAAGACCTGCCTCTCCCGTAAATGGAGCGATGCGCTACAACACAACTACAAGCCAATCTGAAATTTATCAAAGTGGAGCATGGGTTCAATTTGCTATTTCTTCTGCAAATTCTGTAAATTATTTAGTGATTGCTGGCGGTGGCGCTGGTGGGGGAATTTCTAGTGCATTGGGCAACAATGTTGGCGGTGGCGGTGGCGGTGCTGGTGGGTATAGAGAGTCTACTCTTGCTGTTGTTCCAAATTCAATCCTTACTGTTACTGTTGGGGCGGGTGGTGCTGGAACGTCAACAGACCCATCATATGGTGGGAATGGAAGTGATTCAGTATTTTCTACAATTACTTCCGTAGGTGGCGGTGGTGGTGGCGCACAAAGCACTTCTACCTCTATTGCAAACGGGCGAGCAGGTGGCTCAGGCGGTGGTGGTGCTGGATATGACGGTAACTATGTAGGTACTGGTGGCTCTGCAACATCTGGTCAAGGCAGTGCTGGTGGAGGCGGTAACTACACTTCACCTAACTACGGTGGCGGTGGTGGTGGCGGGGCAAATGCTGTAGGTGTTGCTGGAACAAATACTACTGGGGGCAATGGCGGTGCTGGAACTGCTTCCTCTATTACAGGTTCTTCTGTAACTAGAGCTGGTGGTGGAGGTGGTGGAACTTACAACCTTAGTGGTAGTGCTGGAACCGCTGGCACGGGAGCAAATGGCGGTGGAAATGGTTCTGCTGGATATGGTGTTGGCTCAAATGCAACTGTTAATACTGGGTCAGGCGGTGGCGGGGCTGGTGGCGGAAATAATAATTCTAGTAATCCTTTTGTTGGTGGTAATGGTGGTTCTGGAATTGTTATTATTTCATACTCAAATTTATTAAAACTTGCGACAGCAACAGGAACTTACACACAAACCACTGCTGGTGGAAATTACATCTTCACTTTCACAGGTTCTGGCACGATAACATTCTAATTTTAACAACGGAGAAAAGTAATGGAAAAAATCACTTTGAGCACGAACTTAGTCAACGCAATCATTGGCTACCTTGGCACTCGTCCATATCAGGAAGTGTTTCAGTTAGTCGAGGCAATGCAAAAAGAAGCGAAAGAGCATGGCAACCAGGAAAACAACAGTTCAGCAAGTTAAGAGCGTGATCGACAGCCACATCGACGTATGCGCTGTCCGCTACGAAAGTATCGGAGTGGAGATGCGTGGTGTGAATGCCCGACTCAAACGCTTAGAAACTATTCTCATCGGCACTGCAGGTTCCATCATTTTGCTTTTGGTGGGGCTGGTGCTCAAGTAGGAGAAAAGATGAGCTATGGCGGACGATCTCGGGCTGTCGGCTGGTGCAAAGGGCATCAGCGAAGGATTTAAGACTGGTAGGGAAGCTGGTCGTGAGATCGGCAAGAACATCGAAGATGTTCAAAAAGAAGCAGTAGACGTAGCGAAAGAACGTGCGAATGCAAGGATTCGCGAGCGCAGAGAAGCAGAGTTAAGAAAAGAACGAGCCATCTTCAAGGCTCTTGAAGAGTATAAGCATCGGAAAAAGATCTCCGACGAAGAATACAAATTAAGGGTCGAGTTCGTCAAGAAGTATGGAACCAAAGAGTGGGAAAAGGTTTTAGACATAAAAACCGAAATCGAAAAGACGGAAAAGAAAGACCGAGAGTATTTCGATTCTGAACTTTCAAGAGTTAGGCAAGTGCAGTTTTGGTGCTTTTTTGTAGCAACTTGGATTGCTTATTACGTCGTTTGGGGAGTTAAGAAATGAATGAACATGAAACCGCTAAAGAAGTCGCTGGTAAATACATCGGTAAACAAGGTCTTTTCTATATCACCTTTATCGTCGTTATTGGCGTAGGTGCTTCTATAGTCCTTGAAGAATCTAAGATGGCTGCTGTAATGGGCTTGCTCGGTGCTTCTTTAACAGCGTTGATTTCAATGCTAAATGGAGTTGCAGGTGCGACCCCAAAACAAGAAAAGCCTGAATTTGAAATCATGAAAGAGCTAATCACTCGTTTAGACAAGATGGCTGATCGTGATCCGATGAGTGTTGTCGTTGACAAAGACAGAGTTCTTGTTTCCAAAGGTGGAAACGAAACAGCGATCGGGAGAGAATAATGCTTACCCTTTTTACAACTCTTATTTCTTTCCTCTCGGGTGGATTGCCTAACCTTTTAGGATTCTTTCAAGACAAGTCAGACAAAAAGCATGAAATGGAAATGGCTCGCTTGCAAACCGAGCGAGAACTCCAAATGATGGAAAAGGGTTTCCAAGCCCAAGCGCAAGTTGAAGAAATAAGAACTCAGCAAATAGAAATGCAAACCCAAGCGCAAGAGCGAGCCTCGTTATACGCCCACGACATTGAAATCGGTAAAGGTGCAAGCCAGTGGGTGGTGAATGCTAGAGCAATGGTCAGACCTGCCATTACCTACGGAATGTTCTTAATGTTTATGTTCGTAGAAATATTCGGTTTTTGGTTCGCTTACCATCGGGAAGTTTCTTTCGACATAGCGCTTGATCTTTTGTGGGATAACGAAACTCAAATCATTTGGGCTAGTATTGTTTCTTTTTGGTTCGGTACTCAGGCATTTAGCAAGAAATGAATGTAAGCGAAAAAGCCATCAAAATGATAAAGCATCACGAAGGTGTAAGGCAAAAACCCTACCGCTGCCCAGCTAAACTCTGGACGATCGGGGTTGGGCATGTGCTTTATCCTCGTCAGGGTGCTTTGAAGATAGATGAGCGAGACGCTTACGCATTAGAAGAACGAGACAACCGCACTTTTTCGATGGAGGAAGTAGATGGAATTCTTAGAGACGATCTTAATCGCTTTGAGCGAGGTGTGGAACGCTACTGTCCCGTCAAGCTCACTCAAGGTCAGTTCGATGCTCTTGTTAGTTTTGCTTTCAATGTTGGTTTGGGAACATTACAGCGCAGCACCCTCCGTCAGAAGGTTATTCGCAACGACATGGAAGGTGCTGCGGAAGAGTTTTTGAAATACACGCTTGCAGGTGGGAAAGTGCTAAAAGGTTTAGTCACTCGCAGGAATGACGAACGTGCTTTGTTTTTATCATAGGACGAAGTATAATGAACAGTAAAAAAGAGGCTCAAAAATGACAGTTGCAGCGGTTATGACCTACGATACACTGACTGAAAATATTCAGTCCTATCTCGAGCGTACCGACACTGCTACGCTGGACAAGATCCCTCTTTTCATTATGTTGGCTGAGCAAGTAATCGCCAGCGAAATAAAGTTCCTCGGCAACCTGACTGTGAACACCAGCAACATGGTCATTGGGCAACCCGTGATCGACAAGCCTGCACGCTGGCACAAAACTGTTTCCATGAACGTGACTGTTGGCGGTGTTAAGCAACCCGTGCTGCTCCGCAAGTATGAATATCTGCGTGAGTATTGGCCAAACCAAACCCTAACAGACTCACCACTTTACTACGCTGACTACGACTATACCCATTGGCTCGTAGCGCCCACACCCGATCAGGCTTACTCGTTCGAAGTTCTTTACTACGAGCGTGTGCAACCTTTAGACAGCACGAACCAAACAAATTGGTTCACGATTTACGCACCGCAGGCATTACTGTATGGCTCGCTGCTACAAGCGATGCCCTTCCTCAAAAACGACGAGCGAACTCCAATGTGGCAAGCGCAATACTCTGCGATCATGCAGACGTTGAAAGCTGAAGACGTTTCCCGCATTGCTGACCGCCAAGCCATAGTCCTCGACACATGACACTTTCATACGTTTCTCCATTCACTGGCGACGTAATCCAGCCAACAGACGTCAGTTTTGCTGCGTATACGATCAATGCTGCTTTCCAGCTAGAATGGCCATCTGCTGCTGCACCTGCGGAAAATCCTGCAGCAAGGATTATGGACATCACTGCGAGTGCAGCTGGTTACAGCCTTATCATGCCTCCAGCGAACCAAGTGTCGGTTGGTCAAGACGCACTGATCCGCAACCTAAGTGCTAATACCTTTACAGTTAAAGACTACACTGGTGGGACAATTTGCACAGTCACCGCTGGACAAGCACAATACATTTACATAACCAGCAACAACACCACTGCGGGTGTTTGGGGCATAATCGCTTTTGGCGCTGGCACTTCCTCGGCTGATGCTGCTACGTTGGCTGGCTACGGATTGATGGCAATTTCCAGCACGCTAAACCAAAGTCACCCTGCAGCTGCAATAACAAGTCCTTACACCTTCGTTGCTGCTGACCGAGCACAAACTAAAGTCTGGTCGGGTGGTGTTGGCACTGGCACGTTGCCTTTAGCTTCCACGCTGGCTAACAATTGGTTCACGCTAATTAAGAACAACGGCACTGGCACTTTTACAGTTTCAACGACCAGCCCACAGCTAATCGACGGACAAGTTAGCAAACAGTTTAACCCTGACGAGTCAGCGTTTATAATCTGCACAGGCTCAGAATACATAACTGTTGGCTACGGAATTAGCGCTAATTACACCTTTACAGTGTTGACGAAACCTGTGACTGGCGGTGCTTATTCGCTCACCTCGAACGAAGCTGGCAACCTTATCCAAGAATACGTTGGCACGTTGGTTAGCAACGTCACAGTGACTTATCCACCTGTGGTGAACTTGTATGTTGTTTCTAACCAAACAGTCGACAATGGATTCACGCTAACGCTAACTACAGGGATTACAGGCGCAGCAGTCGCAACGATCCCTCCAGGACAGCAAGCCACGCTCATTTGCGACGGCACAAACTTTTTGAACGCTAACACAGTGCAAGCTGGTGCGACTTCTTTGAGCATCGTCAACGGAACAGTCGGAACACCTGCGATCAACTTTGCAGCAGAAACGAACACTGGTATTTGGAGAGCTGGCGCTGGCGAGTTCGACATCGCTGTTTTGGGTGTGAATCGTTTTTCGCTAACTGCTCTTGGACTGGCTATAACAGGCACTGGTAATTTCACAGGTGGAATTTCAGGAGGCACGTTTACATGAGTCGTAAAGTATTCGCCTTAGACACTCTTCCTGGAATCCAGCGAGACGGAACTGTTTTCGACCGCAACTATTACGTCGATGGTCGTTGGGTGCGATTCCAGCGTGGTCGTCCTCGTAAGATGGGTGGCTATAGAGAAATTGTAAACAATTTGGCTGGTCCATCCAGAGGCATTTACGTAAACCCACAGAACAACTTCAACAATGTTTACAGTGGTTACAATAACGGATTGCAGTTGGTGCCGATCGACAACAATGGTGTTGGTTCGGGTGTAACAGATATAACACTCAGTGGATTTACACCGAACGTCAACAACCTTTGGCAATTTGACACTTACACCGACACAAACGGCACAGGTAACCAACTCCTGCTCGCTCATCCTGGACAAAACCTTACCGATATAAACAATTCAGTAAACACCCCAGTGCTCGGCAACGTAATCGGCACAACCACTGCTAGCCCAATCGGTGTGTTTACAATCGCTGCAACGCTAAACTCTACGACAACTGTAACAGTTGCTTCAACGACGCAAATTGGCGCTGGTCAGTCTGTTTCAGGCACTGGTATTCCATCGGGTGCGACTGTTACTGTGGTGAATACCGCTACCACGTTTACAATATCCGCTGCAGCTACAATCACTGGGTCTTCCACTCTGACAATCGACAACAATGTTTCGGTTTCTGGCGGTGTGGTGGTTTTGCACCCATACGTGTTCGTTTACGGAAATGCAGGTCTGCTGAAAAACTGCTCAGCAGGTAACATCAATGATTGGGTCTCTGCAGACGCCAACGAAGTAAACGTGGCGACTGGTAAGATTGTGCAAGGGTTGCCAGTGCGTGGTGGTACGACTGCACCTTCAGGTTTATTTTGGTCAACTGATTCTTTGATTCGTGTTTCTTACACTCCGACCACTGTTAATACAGGTGGCACTCCTTCTACGATCTATTGGCGCTACGACTTAATTTCCAGCCAGTCTTCGATCCTTTCCAGTCAGTGCGTTATCGAATATGACGGAATTTATTACTGGGTTGGCGTTGACCGATTCCTAATGTATAATGGTGTTGTAAAAGAGATTCCAAACGCTTTCAACCAGAACTACTTTTTCGACAATTTGAATTATGCAGCTCGTGAAAAGGTTTACGTAACCAAAGTGCCTCGTTTCGGAGAAGTTTGGTGGTTCTTCCCTTCTGGAACTTCTACTGAGTGCAACGATGCAATCGTTTACAACATTCGTGAAAACTGCTGGTATGACGCTGGCCAAGCAATTGGTTCACGTCGTTCGGCTGGTTACTTCTCGCAGATCTTCCCCTACCCAATCAACGCAACTTGGGAACCAAATGCGACAGGTGGTGTCGGTGCTTACACAATCAATAACAGTGGCACAGGCTACACCGATGGCACTTATCCTCTGGTAAACTTGACAGGTGGCACTGGCACTGGCGCTAATGCAGCGGTTACTGTGGTGGGTGGAATTGTTACGAGCTTCGTGTTAGGCTCTCGTGGAACAGGTTACACTGCAGCTGATGTGCTCGGAATAAACTTGGTCACTGCTGGAACAGCATTCCAGCTAACAGTTACTTCAACGATGAACTTTGTTTCGCTTTACCAAAATGAATTTGGGACTGACTCGGTGCAAGGTGTTGTTGCCACAGCCATCGAAAGTTACTTCGAAACAAACGACCTTGGCTGGGTTACTGGTGGTCCATCACAACCCTCGGCAGTAGGCGAGAATCGTTGGTTGCACATCGAGCGCTTGGAACCCGACTTCGTCCAATCAGGTGCGATGCAGTGCTTTGTCACTGGTCGCCCATTTGCGCAAGCGACCGACCAAACTAGTTCTGCTTATAACTTTACACCAACAACCAACAAAATCGACATGCGTGAGCAAAGACGAGAATTGCGTCTTAGATTCGTTAGTAATGTGCAAGGTGGCAATTATCAGCTCGGTAAGGTTATCATTACGTCAGATATCGGCGACGTGAGAGGTTATTCAACATGACAATTGCTGTTGTTTACGACCCTCGCAACCTTACTTGGGATCACTGGGCTTCGCTTATGGTGGAAGCCTATGGTAGTCAACAGCTTGCAATCCCCACAGCAGAGTCTGAGTGGAGGGATTGGGCGACTGGTTTTTGTGGTATTGGTTTGTTTGAAAGTGATGCTGCTCCGAGTCCTTATGCCTTTGAAAAATGGCAAGATTGGGCTTCGGCAGTGGTCGGTGCTGTTAGTTTACTAAGGGGATAAGAAATGACTATAAATTTCTTAGAGTTATTCAACGCAGTAGCAGAAGTGGCAAGACCTATTCATGTGAAATATAATCCAATTCCGAACATGACGGATAAAATCGCAGACTACGGAATGGACAGTCTCGATATGTTGATGGTGTGCGTTTACATGTGCGAGCTGCACGGCATTCCTGAAGAAGTGGGCAAAGATTTGCAAGCCACAAATGTGCAAGAATTCCAAGAATTCATCGATAAGCACAAAACCCAAGACCCTGAGTCGATTGAAGCTGCTGTGGAGTATTGCAAATGAAAATCTTCTTAACAGATTACCGCACTGCTTGGTCGCCAAATGTTAAACTAATCGGCGACATAAAATACCCACAGTCGGTGCATTTGTTTGAAGACACTTATAAACGAATCGCTACAGGACTGAGCTATGTACCCCATAAAGTCGCAGAGAAAGTTCTTGACCCCGTGCTTTGCGAGAGCCTACGTCAGGAAGATTGTAAAACTGCTTTTATTCTGGCAAGTGGTAATAGCCATTTTGCTGGCATCGGTGCTCGCTATTATGATAATTCGCTGAGCTATACCTACAAGTTTTTGCCCTTTACCCTTACCCAAGTTTACGCAGGTCGAATCGCCCAATCTCTTGGCGCTTGCGACCAGATCACGACCGATTCGTCTGCCTGTGCGTCTTCTTTGAAAGTAATGATGGACGTGCAAAATCTTATCTGGAATTACAAGTTTGATCGGGTGATCGTGCTTTCTGTGGAAGACGGAGTCTCAAATGCAGTGCTAGAGTTCTTCGGCGAAGCGCAAGCCTCACTTTCCTACTCGGAAGAGCAAAACGACATCCTCCCGTCTGCTTTCGATGGTTCTAACTATGGTTTCCGAGTTGCCCAAGGCGCTGTTTTGGCGGTTTTTGAGTCTTCTAGCTATATGGAGCGCTCTGGTCATGCCCCAAAAGCAGAGATGCTCGGTGCTTATACTGCCTCGGAAAGTTGCAGCAATGCGATCGGGCAACGTGAAGACGGACAAGGATTTATCAACGCCATAAAAGGCACACTGGAGGTGGCAAATGTTAGCAACAATGAAATCGCTGTGGTCAAAACTCACGGCACTGGTACAAAATCTAATAACCAAGCTGAAAAGTCTGCTCTCGAAAAAAGCCTAACAGGATTTATAGCAACATCTTTTAAGCCAACTATTGGGCACACGATGGGTGTTTCGGGACTGCTAGAAACATGTTTGTTGCTCGATTCGATGAAAAAGGGCATAGTTCCTAAGATAGAAAATAGAACGGAAAATGACGATGTATTCCTCTCCCAAGACCGAGAAATTTCAGGCGGTGTTATTCTTAGTCTGGCTGCTGGGATGGGAAATGTTTACTCGTCTGCGTTGTTTGACACGAGGGTCGCATAATGTTTGTAGATAGCAAAAAAGAGATGCTGGACGATATTACTTTACTTCGTCTCGCTTTTGAAAACTCAAAAACACCATACACAGTAGAAGAGGGGATCGCTGCTGTGCTGGCAGAATCTCGTATGCCGAACTGTATTATGATGCGGGAAGGGAATACTCTTTTCATTATTCAATATGTTCCAAAGCAGAAAAACCAAGGAATGTTCCGTGCTTTAAATGCGGACACTCCTGCTAATTATTTACAAAACAGTTTAGAATTCATCAAAGCTGCTGGTCTTGCGGGTTTTACCCTTTTGGTTAGCCAATTCCAAGACCCAGCATTGCTACAGATTTTTAAGTACATAAGCAGGAAACCACCTTTTCCAGGAATGGGATATGCCGTTCAGGAGCTGAGAGATGGTGGTTACCAAGTGACAGTTAATTTAGGTACTCCAAAAAGCGCCCATGGTGGCACTTTGCCTTCTGCACCTAAGAAAGCAAAAGGAGCGCTGTAATGGGTGGAGTCGTAGAGGCAATCGGAGATGCAATCGGTGACGTTGTTGAAGCAGTCGGTGACGTTGCTGAAGCGGTCGTTGATGTAGCTCATGACGTTGTTGAAGTTGTTGCTGACACAGTTGAAAATACAGTTGAAGCAGCTTTAGACGATCCCGTCGGCACGATCGCAAAAGTTGCTGCCGTAGCGACAGGTAATGCTTATTTGCTGCCTTACATAAGTGCAGCTAGTGTTGTTGCCAATGGTGGTGATCTTGAACAAGCAGCTATTTCATTCGGAACTGCCTACGTTGCGCAAGGTGTAGCGAACTATGTCGCTGCAGACCTAAGCACTGCTAATACTTTCGACACAACTCCGTTCAGCGAGCAAACTCGTATGCTTGCTGACCAAACAGGGGGCATGATCGCCAGAGATCAACTCTCAACAGCAATCGGTTCAGCTGCTGGTGCAGCGACAAGGACTGGACTTTCAGGTGGTGACTTTGAAGATATCTTGACTTCTGGTTTGACTAGTGGCGCTGGAAGTTATGTTGGTCAAGAAGTTAAATCTGAAACAGCCGATTTTCTTGGCAAGACAGGTAGCACGATTGCTGGAAACGTGGCTGGTGCAACTACAGCTGGAGTTTTACAAGGCAAAGATTTAGAAGATGTTTTGGGCAGCTCGTTGGTCAACAATTTGATCAATGTAAACCTTGCCAATATGAATGTCGGAAAAGGCAACGAGCCTGTTAAGAAAGCAGAAAACGAAACATCATCAGAAGTCATGACTGCTTACAACAGTTTGAACGACGTTGACAAACAATTCGTAGACATGGCAGTTGCGACAGGCACAGACATAAGCACTGCTGTTAATTATGCAATGTCTAACCCAACTGTTTCGATCAGCAACCTCAACGACGTTCAGTACGCTTCAGTTGACAATGGAGTGCGCACTGATGCAGGTGGTGGTGGTGGCGAGCCAGTCCGTGAACAAACAGAAGAAAAGCCAGAGTTCAAATACGGAGCAAATGGCGAAGTTTACGCTCTTGAACCAGACGGAACATACGCAAAACTCGATTATGTAAAACTCGACTCGCAAGGGAAGATCTTAACCTCTGATACGCAAGGCAATTGGACAGAAACAGGCGACTATGCAAAAGGCACAGAGGCATTGCGTACTGCTGACGACAATCCTAACAGGCTAACTTCTGAAGAATTAGGAAAAGGTTATTACTACGCTTCTGACGGCACAATGCGTACGCCAGAAGGCTCAATGCTCATCAAGATTTATGGAACTAGCGACAATGTAACTTCTCCTGAAGAAGCTGAAGTAACTCCAGGATCAGAGTTCGACAAAGCAATGACCAAGATTGGTGGTTTGCTAGGTCTTGGTGGTGGCGATCCAAATTCTCCCTATCGTGCATTGTTCGGTGGCGGTGCTTACATAAAAGGTGAGCTCGACATGTCTGCTGCTTCTCCTCTTGGTTGGGGAACAAAAGAAGAAAAAGACGAAGCGCTTAACTACATGGAAATTGTTTTACAAGATCCAAACGCTACAGTCCAAGACAAACAGTTAGCTCAGCAAGCGATAAACCGAATCAACGAAAGCAAAGTGACAGGACGTATAGGTGGTGGCGAGCCTACGACTGGCGGTGCAGAGAAAACTTTAGGTGGCGACACTGGCGGTTCGAGCGCAACTGCAGGCACGACAAGTGCTTCTAGCTCTTCGAGCGCAATGAGTGCTTCGACTGCAAATTACATTTCTAGCACTGTTAAGAATTTGGAAGATTCAGGCTATCAAAATTCAGACATCGTTACGTTGCTTACCAACACATTCGGGTTGGATCAAAACCGAGCAAGCAATTTGACCAACGTGATTGCTAACAATGGTGTTGACGCTGGCAATGATTTCTTGCTTATGTCTTCTAGTTTGACAGGCACTGGCACGACTGGCACGACTGGAACAGGCACTGGCACTACTGGCACGACTGGAACAGGCACGACAAGCACTGGTACGACTGGCACTGGTACGGGTTCGACAACGACAGGCACTGGCACTGGTTCAACCACTGGCACAGGAACAAGCACTGGGACTGGCACAGGAACAGGCACTGGCACAGGCGATACAGCTGGAACAGGCACAGGCACTGGAACAGGCACCACAGTCGGGACTGGCGGTGGCGCAGGAACTGGCACTGGCACTGGTGGTGGCACTGGAGACGGGACAGGCACTGGTGGCACTGGCACAGCTGGAACAGGAACAGGTAGCGGAACAGGCACTGGGACTGGCACGGGAACAGGCACTGGTAGCGGAAGCACTGGTAGTTCCGCTGTAACTGCTTTGTCTTATGGAACTTCAGGCGCTCCCAGCTCAGGCTCGCAAACAGGCGCTTTGCCGAAAGGATTAAACGCATCTTATCTTTCTGCTGCACCAATTCAGGACTCAACTATGAACCTCGGACAATTAAAACAACTTTATCCACAATTAGCTGCAGTTGACCCAAGAATCCTTTCCACCTTGACAGGTAGGAACAACATGAATGTGCCTGCAGGTGGCGCAACAGGGTTTACTTCTGGCAATTTGATTACACCTTCAGCTGGCTATCCTGCTCAAGCATCGGGTCAAAATCCTGGTGGTGTTGCTTCATTCATTCCGACAAATGATTTGATGTCTGGTTCTTACGATGCACTTTCTTCTGCTGGACTACGCTCACTCGGTGCTTTGCCAAGTACTGGTTCTGTTTATGGTCTTAAAAAGGGTGGCTCTGTAAAGAACAAACGAGCACTGCCACATGTGCCAGAGTTTATCACTGGTAAGACTGGTCATTATGTAGAAGGAAAAGGCGACGGACAATCCGACGACATCCCAGCGATGCTCGCAGACGGAGAATACGTATTCGATGCAGACACTGTAGCAGCACTCGGCAATGGATCTTCCAAAGCAGGTGCGCAATTGTTAGACCATTTCCGAGAAGCACTTAGAGATCATAAGCGCTCAGCACCGACGGATAAAATCCCTCCAGCTGCTTCGCCATTGGCTTATATGAAAGCAGCATTGAAAAAACACAAAGGATAAATCATGGCATTGACACAAGGCTCACCACTACCGAATATAACAACCACGCAAGGTCAAACGACCACTGCGCCAAGTTTTTATACTGACTACCTAAGCAACCTCGCTCAGCAAGGCACGACAGGTGCGCAGGGAGCGACTTATGTCGGTGCGACTCCGCTGCAACAGCAAGCGTTTGGCGCTACAGCTGCGAATGTTGGTAATTACCAACCTGCGCTGACAAGTGCTACAAACCTTGCGACTGGTGTTGGTAATCAAAACATTGCGAACAATGTAAGCAATTTCATGACTCCTTACACTCAGAATGTTGTCGACGCAATCGGCACACTTGGTCAGCGCAACATCCAACAATACCTCGCTCCTGGAGCTACTGCAGCTGCAGTTGGTTCGGGTCAGTTCGGTTCTAAGCGTGGCGCTGAAGTTCTTGGGCAAGCGCTTAATGCTGGTATGCAAAACATTAATGCCGCTCAGGCACAGGCACTTCAAACAGGCTACAGCCAAGCACTGCAAGCAGCACAGAACCAAACAGCGAATCAGTTAGCAGCTAGCCAACAGCTCGGCAACTTAGCAGGTACGACTCAAAACTTAGGTCTTGGCGACGTCAATGCGCTCGCTACACTCGGTGCTCAGCAACAGCAAATCGATCAAAATGCAAGCCTGTTCCCATTGCAAACTGCAAACACTGCAGCTGGTATCTTGCGTGGCTACACAATCCCGACTTCTGTCAATTCGACTTACACTGGTCCAATTCCTGGAGCGTATTCTGCTTCCCCATTGGCTCAGATTGCTGGTCTTGGCTCTGTGCTCGGTGCAGTTAGCAATACTAAACTCGGTGGAACTATTGGGTCGGGTCTCGGTAGCCTTTGGGATTACTTTGCTAAAGGTGGCACTGGCGCTGAACCTACTTTAGACTTTAATAGTGGAGATACGACAGGAAATATAATTTATGACACAGAGGGTGGTTACGCTACTTCTGGTGGAAATGTCGTCGACCCTAACGAATATAGTGAAGGAGTGTAATCATGGCACTACCCACTGGGGCAATTCCTGCAGCACCATCAAATCTCGGAGCAGACGAGAGTGGCAAGAAAGAGTATTTTGATGCGCTGACAAAAACGCTAAAAGCGCTCGAAGACCGCTCGGCAAACTCTATCAATTTGTGGAATGTGGCTGGGCAGTTTTTGAATCCTGGACGCACAGGCTCGTTCGGCGAAGCGTTAGGCAACGTGGCAGGTTCTGTCGGACGAGACGTCGAAAAACAATTAGACATGGCACTTCCAATCGCTCAGATGCGTGCTAACATTGCTGGGCAGAAATACCAAGTTGAAAACGAAACAAAAGCGCTTAACCTGTTTGCGAATGCAGTTGGTATAACTCCTGCTCAAGCTGCTGGCGCAATCGAGTCTGGCAACGTCACACCCGACATGCTTAGCAAGATTCCTTCCAATTTGTTTGTGGCAATTAATAAACTCGACCCTAAACTCGGCGAAAGCATCAACAAAGGTTTCAGCATGGACGTTGAGCGTCGCAAGCTGGTAAATGAAGATATCAAGAATGGCTTGAGTGTTGCTGAGATGGTTGCTAAATATGGCGAAGGTATCAAGGTTTATCTGCCATCGACTTTACCAAGCAGCAGCAAACCAGCAGAGCCAAAAGCCACAGAGCCAAAAGCTGGAGAAACAAAACCTGCAGAAGAGTCAGTCAAAAAGCTACTCACTCCTAAAGATCTCGCTGTGCAAATCGAAAACGATTTCGGGATCAAACTTGGACCACTCGCTTTGGAGCGCACTCGGGAGCAACAGCAAGATCTTATCACTCGAGCTGGAAAAGGCGAAAAAGGAATTTACAAACCTGCTCCTCTTGTGGACGGAAAAGACGTTTACCACCAAGGTGCAATCGATGTTCCGCAAAGCGTGCCAGAGTCTTATTTGCGTGCTCGTGGCTACCACAGACCTGACAAAAACGATCCTGTGCACGCTGTTCCGCTTCCTGGATTTGGCGACACTGAAAAGAAAATCGCTGCAACTGCGTCAACAACTTCTAAACCTGTCGACATCAGCAAAGTTACAGTTGGTTCCGACATAAGTGATTTGCCTTTAGCTGCACAGGCTGAAGTTAAAAAGACTCGTGCGAATAGCCAAGACAAATCATACGAAGTTCATCGTACTGAAATCATTGGTTATACACCGCAAATGACCGAAGCGACTGCAAATCGTTTACGTGAATTGCACGATCTTGCTGGCAAGAGACCAAACATTTTCGGTTTGATGCAACAAGAAGGATTGCTCTCTGCACTCAAAAACTCTGCACAGGATGGTGTTCAATTCGGTCGTCTTGGTTCGATTTCTGCACCAGTGCAAACTTTTGAAGAGAAAATGAAACTAAGCCCTGCCGACCAAAGGATTTTGCGTCGTGCTTCTCAGCTAATCGCTGAGCAGTTTTTTGAAGACGCAAAAGCAGTTAAGTCTGTTCTTGGTCCACAAATCTCGAATGCAGACGCTGAGTTCATGCAGCGCCCAATGGTTAGCGAAAGAGACGCTGCATCGACTGTTCAGTATTGGGTTAAGAATCACTTGTTGCTCAATGCGCAACGTGGCGAAATGTTTAAAGCGTTACAGCAACACGACAAACAGTTCGGAGCAAATGCACCATTCGGCAGTTACTTTGGTTCCGACCCTTACATAAACATTGTTAAGAAATATAGCGATTTGAACAAGCAATTGCGTCAACGCTATCCTGACTTTGGAGCGAAATAATGGCTGAACAAAAAAAGAAAGACGAACTAGACGAAGTTTTAGGTGTTGACTCAAAGTCTGAATCTGATTACAAACTAGACGAAGTCGATCCTCTGTTCGCAAAGAAAGACGAAAAAGAGTTTTCTGACAAACCGATCACAGCACCGAACTACAGCAACGTCCCCGAAGCTGGTGCTGCGGGTGCTGCGGTAGGCTATGTTGCGGGAAAAGTTTTACCCAAAGTCGAAGTGCCAGAGCCAAGAGGTCTTGACACTGCTAGGGTAAATGCGTCTGTTGCAGAAAAGTCTGTGCAGCGACAAGTTGAAGCGCTGAAAGACACAAAAGCAAGTCAAACTCTTAAGATAGACGAAACGCTAAAAGAGCTAAACAATGCGAAAGCAACTGCATCTGAAGCAGAGCGTAAACTCGCACTTGCTCGTGAGAATGCAATTAGGTTGAATGCTTTACCCGAACCACCACCAAGTGTAGAAGTGCCAAAGGTCGGTTCAACAGTGCCCATTGACGAAGGTGCAATGCGTCACAATACAAAGATGGGTAACATTGTTGACTATAACGCAGTGCGCAAAGGCATGACAGGCACAACGGCAGAAACGCAAGGCATGGGTCGTCTTTCAGGCTACACGCAAACTGGTCGTATCATTGTTCCACAAGCACTGGCGAATGCACCAATTTACAATGCTGAGCAATTGCTGGCGCAAAAACAATTAGCCGAAGCTGAAGCTGCTTACAAAACTGCACAGGCTAACGCAAACAGCATGCAAGCAAAGTGGAAAGGTCTTTCAGGCTCAACTCCTAAATCTGTCACAACTGCAGAAACTGGAGTGGCTCGTGCTACAGAAAAAGCAGCAACTGCAGCCGACAAACTCAAAGCGCTGGAAGCAACTAAACCAACAGGCTTTCAACGAGCTGGCGCACTGGTTTCTAAAATTCCTGGACTTAACGTCCTTGCGGGTGGTTTGACTGGTGCTGAGTTGATGAATGCAATCGAGCAAGGCAACCGAGGAGAATATTTTGACGCAGCGATGTCAGGTATGGGCGCTGCAGGTGGAGCGCTTATGATGGTTCCGCACCCAATCGCAAAAGTAGGTGGCGCATTGTTAAGCGCACCACCTTTAGCGTATCAAGGCTATCAAGCTGCAAAAGAGTATTTCTCTCCGAAGCAATAAAACACCTCTGTCTCCTTCACGTTAGAGAGCGTGTTTTGACCCCACTTCGGTGGGGTCTTTTTTCATCAGCGCTAAAGACCATGCTTCAAGCCAGATGTTGTAAGGGTCGTTGAGCATGTCTTCGTTGCCAGTGCGCTTCAACAATGCAACCCAATCTTCAAATTCTTTTTTAGGATCCATCAGACACTACCTTCCATTTTTCAATTTGTAACATACGGATGCCATTACCACCCATCCGACCTCGTATCAATAGCACAGCACCGATCGGTACTGCCTCTAAGATTTCTTTGCCCATCTTTTCGTAGTCCTTACGACGCACTGTGGCGATTGCTAAGCCAGTGTCGTCTTTGATGGTTACGTTAAGCCAATAACGGAACTGTCGGTCGTAGTCGGTAATCACGCCACCACGCTTCATCACGTTACCAGTTTCCAGAGCGTCACGCAAGTTCTTTTCCGTTAGCACACCGATCAAAACTCGCTCCGATCCGTCTGCTTCAAGGTCGTTACACTTTGTGAACTCCCAGCCCTCTTTCAATCCGTGCTTGCGTGGGTTGGCATACCAATCCCCGAAACGAGCAGTAAATGGGTATGGGTCTGGCCATTTGAGTCTTGGATTTTCAAGTTTGGCGGTTATACTTGGGGGTAGATCTTTTTTTGTAACCCTTGAATCGAGGACTTTTTGCGCCATCTTTGGACCAATGCCGTGGACTGCGGTAAGCCCACCATAAATTGCATCTCCTTTAGCTGCCCAGCTGGCTTCCGAACGATCTTTGTCGAACGCTACGTATTTGAAACCTTCGGCAGTAATTTCTCGGAGGAGTTTGAGGACTGCATCGTCGTCGGAGGTGTGGCGCAAGGAAGCAGCACTGAACTGCAGTGGATGGTAGTACTTCAACCAAGCTGTCCACGCAGAGATGACGGAGTAAGCAGCTGCATGTGCCTTAACGAAAGCATACGACCCAGCATGCATCATTGAGTTCCAAACCTCGAGTGCGGATTCTTTGTTGATGTTTTGCTGCTCAGCGCCAGCGAGGAATTTGTCTCGGAATTGGTCGAAGTATTCTTTGCCCAACGACTTGGACATTGCTCGACGCAACGCAGTCAGCTCTGGCCAACCAAGCAAGCCAATGTCCCGACCAAGGAACAAGATCTGTTCTTGATAAACCACAACACCTTCAGTTTGTTCAGTCCACTTTTTATGAATGTCATGGTGATACAACGGCACATCGTTCCCTCTCCGCACGTCGAGAAACTTCTTCGCACCACCAGATTGCAATGGTCCAGGACGAGCGAGGGAAGTGAGTGCGACAATGTCGTTGAAGTTCTTGACTTGGAACTGCCTGAGCAACTGCCGAGCAGCATCGCCTTCGAGCTGGAAAACACCAGTGATCTTTTGACTGTTTAGCAACTCGTAGATCTTTGGGTCGTGCACGTCGATGTCGGTAATCTTTTTGCCGACTTCGTCTAGGGTTTCTTGCACAATGTCGAGCGTCTTCAGCCCCAATGCGTCCAGCTTCATAAGATTTAACGACTCTGCTTGGTATTTGTCGATCTGCCCAATCCCTTCGGCAGTGACAGAGCAGTAGTCTGCGACTGGTGTATTGCAAATGATCACCCCTGCAGCGTGCACACCTGCATGGGATGCGTGTCCTTCGAGCGCACCTGCATTCCTGAATCCAGGATGTTTGTCGAGCAATTCCCTGCCAGCCTTGAGCGCACCCATTGTGTCTTCAAGACAGAATGCTGCACGTGAGTCGCCTGATGAACGCTCGATCATGTTGTCTCGGATCTCGGCAGTTTCCCAAACTGGAATCTTCATGCGCTTGCCGACGTTGACGAGGATTGATTTGGGCTTTAACTTGTTGACGTTGCCCAGCCTAGCAATGTTTGTCTCGCCATACGTGTCTTTTAGGTAAGTAAACAATTCGTCCCTGCGGTCTCCAGGAAAGTCCATATCGATATCAGGTAAGTCGATACGAGTAACGTCCACAAAACGCTCGAACAACAATCCGTGCTCAATCGGGTCTAGCTCGGTTATGCCGAGCAGATAACAGATTATCGAACCAGACGACGATCCACGTCCAGGACCAACGAGCATTCGCTCACGTGCCCAGCGCATTAGGTCATAAACCATCAAAAAGTAGGATTCGAACTGCTTTTCACGAATAACACCCAGTTCACGCTGTAATCTGGCTTCGTATTCCTCACCGAAACCCTTTGGAAAGCGCCAGCTGATACCTTTCCTTGCCTCTGCCTCTAAATCGCCTTCTACGACCATATTTTTGGCCACTGGCAGGGTTACAGGCTCAAATCGTTCAGCGATTTCCTCCCAACTGACCGAAACTGGGTGGATTTCATCAATTTCACGCTGTGACCACCAATGTTGCGAGTGTGCACCCAATCGCACCCCTAAAAGTTCCGCATACTTGCGGTCTGTTGGGGCAGGGTAGCGCACGTCTGAAACAAAGAACAGTGGTAGGCTCTTAGCACGAGCTACTTCGATATTTATTTTATTCTTCAACGGATTGAGTGGGTGCAAATCCACGACCATGTCTTGCGCTTTGACTCGCTCGATATCGGCAGTGAACGGAAACACCAACAGATTGTCGGAAAACTCTGTGTCGTAAGTTATGCCTGCACTGTGGCGGTAAAGTTCCCGCAGACCTTCCTGATTCTTGGCGAGCACCTTGATGGAGCGCTCTTCGTCGCCCACGAGCAGTTCTGCGCCAAGAATCGGTTGGATACCTGCCTTTTCTGCAGCCTTGAAAAAAGGCACATGACCCCACGTGCCCACGTCACAAATTGCTGCTTTGGTATAACCCAACTCGCTGGCTCGTGCTACGACCCTGCCAATCGGTCCAAAACAGTTACCAAAAGTGAACTCAGTTCTTGTTATCATTTAGCGCCTTGTAGCATTCCCACAGCGCTCGCACGTCGTCTACTGCTCGGTGAGTTTGGGCGAGGGGTTTGCCTTGTGTGTGTTCGTAGAGTTCGGTTAGTTTCATACGTCTGCCCTTTATGTGCATCGTTGAATCGACTGTGCATACTTGGTTCGGAGGGAAAGGGAATCTCCTCTCCCAACCAGTGCGGAGTAATTCAAAGTATAACACGTCTCGGTCAAACGCAACATTATGCGCAACAAGCGTGTGGGCGCCAAGGAAGAAATCAGCCAGCTCGGGAATGACTTCCTCGATCGTGCGTTTGCCCTTTAGCTCTTCTGGCTTGATGCCTGTGATTTTGGTAATCTCGGCAGAGATTTCCTGTCTCGGGTCGATTAGCTCGCCGAGTTCCGCTACGACACTGCCCTTGTCGGAGACTTTGATCGCACCGATTTCGATTATCTTCGGTTGCAATACTAAGTCTGACGAACTAGGCAGTATCAAGCCTGTTGTTTCAAAGTCAAGCAGGATTATCATTAGTCAACTCTTCGAGCATTGCTGCATAAACAGACAGATCGTGCGCAGAGTCTTTGTGCCCACCAGCGTTTATATTCTCTGCGTAGCGCATGACCTTGCTTATGCACTGCACGAGAATACCGAAACGATTGTGCGACTCAGGCGAGTCCAGCTCTAGCCCTTTCGGGAAAATTGCAGCCATGACGTGACCATACTTCTTGTAGTTGTCGCCATAGAGTTTGTTGCGTTGTTCGTAAGTTGCAGCGCACTCACGTAACAATTCTGGAACAGATTTGGTGGTCATACTAAAATCCCCCTTACACCGATTGAGTTATACATGTGGACAATGTCTTGCCTGTCGTCGTAGGCTTTTTCTATTTTAAACAACTTGAGTAAGTCGAGTGTGAATTTGCGCTTCATCTCGGCAGAGTGCTCGTGGTTGTCGTTGGGACGCATAATGAGCGCATCGTAATTTAAGTGGTTGTTCTCTAACCACCGACGAGTTTTCAATCGCACATACTCTGGACGAGCAGTGAGGAAGAAAACTTTGCAAGGTGCTTCATCAACGATGTAACGATTCATAACAACGTCACCATCGCAGTGGATGTGGTAGTTGTGGTACTTCTGCAAGCCATCTGGCTCGGCAGGGTCGATCAACCATTGGCGCCACTCGTCGTTGCTGATGGTAGCGTCCAAGTCCACGATACGGATTGTGTTCGGTTCCATGTTAGTCCTTTCTGATCAGGTCGATTGCTTTAGCGATTTCCCAGCCCACACCTTTGCCAGTGGTGATGCCCATTTCGTTGGCGATGGTCTCAAGCATTTTAACAGCAACGTCTTTGTCAGACTCGAAGAACGGAGTTGCCCATGGCCAAACTTCAAGGATCAAACTTTCCATCTTGCGGACAATCTCGCCATACTCACCTTGCGCACGCAACGACTTCCGTGCCTTAATGAGGTCAGTGACGGATCGGAAGTTATATTTACAAACAATGTTGCACTCGGTGTTCAGTGGCAGGATGCCACGTGCGTCTTCCAGCGCCACACCCATCTCGACCAACTCGGTGTAAGACTGACGAGCAGACTCCACCGCAGTGCGATACGCTTCCAGCTGGCGCTCGTCTAACTTCTTGCCTTCAACAACACCCAGCTCGGACGCATTGGTCACACGCATCGACTGCATTGCGTAAGACGCAGTGCGAGTGCGAGTTATTTGCTGCGCTACAGCTCGGCTAATGCCACTGAGCAGGAATGTAACGTCCACAAACTCCCAAGAGCTCTTGATGGTCTTAGCCATGTATTGCAGCTCTTCCTCTTTTTTGCTAATGCCCCAACCCTTGATCTGGCTCATAAGACCAGAGCTAAGGTTCAGACGAGTTTGCTTGGTGAAGATCATCACGTCCGCTGCATGCCACATCTGGTCGCTACGACCAATGCCTGTAAAATCGATTAGTTCAACTTTCATTTTCTTTACTCACTTTCTTTTGCAATACTGCAATGATTTGTAACAATTGGTCAGGGGTGAATCGGTGCTTGATTATGTATTCTTCGAGCACATGACAAGCAAAGTTTACACCCCGATCGAAACAGTCTAACCCTTTAGCGATTGCAACTTCCTCGTGTACGAGTCGGCATTCACCAGCTTCTTGATCACATTCAGATCCTGAAGGACGTCGTCCAATAATATGTTGCGCCATGTTGCAAATCTCCCTAAAGAATAAACTCCGTGTTGTTGTGAAAGACTTTCAACAACGAACCTACGGAATGGCTCGTCGATCGGTGCAATCTTGCCATACGATTGCTTGTGGTTGGCATCGATGACTTCAATGTCGTCTTCCACCAAACCGAATGCATCAAGCACCTCGGTGATGTCGGACTGCACGTAAGCCATGTCGTCGACCGACTCAACAATTAGCAAATTGCCAGTGATTGAGGCTCGGTACACAGCAGTGCTCGGAGACGGAAAATAAATCGTCTGGAACACGTCAGCAGATTTGACTCGGAAGCGTTGCACCCGAATCGGAGAAAACTTAAACGACACTCCGTCTTTCAACTCCATGCCTGCGAGTTTGAGCGCAATGTTCATCGGTATCGTGCTGATGATTGGGTGGTGGTCGGGTAATTTCTCGACAGCAGTTTCCCACTCCACCCGATCACCAACCTGTTCGATCAGGCGCAAGATAAAGTCCTCGGGTGCAATGTAACGATCCACTGCATCCGTTTTCCAAATTGATCGGTCAAAGTAACCACCAGCAACCTTATGCGAGTACAAATTCGACAACTGAATGTTTGGCTCGTGGAACTTGCCATCCACCCAGATGTTTTTGAACACACGAATCTTACGGAATGGAATGCCCACTGCGTCGCCGACAGCAGAGGTGCGGAAGCGCAAGACAGCCCTGTGGGACTGCCTGTCTTTCGACGAGGCTTCAAACACCTTTGCTTGCGGATTGACCGCAGCAGCGATCAACCCACTCAGCCCAGCGCCAAGTATGATCATAACATCTCCTCGGCGATCTCCCACAATTTCATATTCACCTTGACAGTGTTGTCCATTGCACGGATGCCGTGTGTGCGAGTGTTGCGACCATTTGTCGAACGACCAACGATGCCACCTTTGATAAGGTTTTCTTGCACACGATTGAAGATGCGCCAGAGGTCTGAGCCTTGGTCTTCTGGACGACGAGCCTCGAGCAATGTGTGTGGCATAACACGACCACCCCAGAGCGCTGAAGCCAGCACGGAGAATTGCACTTCCTCGTTCTTGCTAAGGACACGTTGCTTGAAAATGTCAACACGACGAGCTGCTTCTTGCGCAGACTTGATGACCTTGTTTGCTTCCTCAAGCACACGCTCAGCAGTTACGTCCACGTGGCGAATGCGAGCGGATGCAATCTCTTGCGACTTGACGATCAATCCGTTGGAGCAAACAAAACGGAACAAGCCAGCTTCCATGCGCAGAGAAGACGAGCCATCGTTAGCGTTGATGACCATTATCTCGGGCACAGAGCCATTGATCTCCTTGAGGTAAGACTCGTGGCGCATACGCACAAAGTGACGCACCATGCGTGGGTCACGCTTGCGTGGCTTGAGCGTGTTGGTTTGCGTTACTGTGAAACCCTCTTCACGCATAAGGTTGACGACCGACTCGGTGCTGATCAAGTCGTACTTGGCAGAAAGTTTTTCGAACTTGATGCCGTCTGTTGCTGCTTCGGGAAGAATAATTTGTGACATGTTTTGCTCCTGTTTAGATTGAAAGACCGAGAACTAAAAATAAATACATACCTGTTGCACCGAGTGCAGCCATCAAGACCATCTGCCACCAATTTGGCTCCCAATTGTCGCTGAATGCTTTTGGTTTGACAATAGAGTCGATTTGCTTGTTGACGTTGGTCATTATTTCTTTTGCCTTTTTTGCTTCAAGTTTGCTCAAGCCCAACTCGCAACGGATGTTGTAGATGTAGCCTGTGGTGCAGTTTACTCGCTCAGAAATCTCTTTGATCGACATGTTGCCCTCGTTCAAGAGTTTGATGATCAACTGCTTGCGGATAGATTCAGCCATTTGCTTTCTCCAGTTTAGCGTTAAAGAGTGCCAATAATTCTGGCGGTGTGGTGGCTCGTATACCGAGCTTCTTGTCTAGTTTTTTGTAATGAGAATTGATCAAGGCTTGCATCTTGCGACTCCGATCTAGCACATGGTGCACGAGCTCAACAGCGTCAACACTCTTGCCACCGATGTGCCAGTAGTAGCGGTGCAAAGGAGTTTCCTGCTCCTTCCAGTCGTAGATGGTGGCGATGGTGCCGTCTTCGAACTGCAAGCGCCAGCAGCAGGTAACCTTATCTGCTTGGCGGTCGTCTGGACCTTCGTCAGGCTGACCGAAAGCGTCGAACAGCTCGTCGTAAGTAGCGATTACATAACCCTTGAGCGAAGTGCGTTCAATGATTGCGTCGTTTGTAAATTTCATTTCTGTTTCTCCAGTTTGGTTAAGGGGTAGCGAGCCAAGTCTTTTTAGTCTTATCTTCGTATAGACATCGAGCTGAATAGTGTCGAGGCTCGCTAGTAAACTTTACGCAACGTGCGCAACACGCTCGGTCTTCACAGTGATGATCGAGCTAACTTTGGTGTGCTTCTGAATCTGCTCGGCAGTGGCGCCAAGTTCTGCTGCGAGACCTTTGCCGTCGAGCGTGCCACGCTGAGACAAGATAACTTTTGCAACATACTCGTTACCAGCAGTAGCACCTTCACCGAACTCGTTGGCCACGTGGGCTTTGAGTTCTTTGGCACGTGCTTCGAGCGCTTTGATTTGGTCGTTGATAGAACCGAGTTCGTCGACGATTGATACGATTTGGTTATTTGCTTTCATCTGTTTCTCCAGTTTGGTTAAGGTTTCAACCTCTCACAAAATCGTTCGAGGTAAGACAATTATCTCTCTAAAAATTCGTTACGGCAACAACTTTTTCACTTATTTTTACCAGTGAAAACCCTTGATCAGGCAAATTCTGGGGAATTTAGCCATAAAGGTGCGCCACCAGCACGCTCCCAGCTCATCCAGTCGGTCGTATCGAGCTTGTGGCGGTAGTAGTTACGATACGACTCAACAGGGTCGTCGGTCTTGCACTCGTCAGGCATGCACAGAGCAAATGGGACGCTAGGCGCTTTGTTTAGCGCAGGTGGTGCCTTGCTCAGCTCGCCAGAGAACAACTCAGCGCAAGCGTGGTATTTACCATAGCGCAACTTGTATTCCCGAGCAAGGTATTGCCCAAGAGTCAAAAGCCAGCGATAATTCATGAGGGAAGCAGCAGCCCACTGAACGCAAGGATGGTTCTCGTGGGTGGGTTTGTATGTTACGTTAGCGCCATTGCCGTGGATGTGGTGCACAGTAGCAAGAATCTGCGCTGTTTCGAGCGTCATCTTAACAACGTGTTTGTCGCAGTGCATCTTGGCTGCAAGTGGTGCGGATTGGTGTAGTACAAAAATGTTCATCTCGGTTTCTCCTGTTGATATCGACTGAACTTTTCAATCGATGAAAGAATTATGCCTCAATTTTCACGAAAAGCAAACAATTTTTGTAAATATTTTTCATCTTTTTTGTAAGTCGTTGTTTTTTATAAGGATTTTATGAAGGAATCAGCCCTCTGGAGTAGCCTAAAAGACTCAGGTGAGCTGCCTTTTTACGTCCGAATTGAGTCGCCAGCCAGTCCTGGAGTGCCTGACGTGTACTTTTCCCTCAACAACGGAGTCACGGGCTGGCTCGAGCTGAAAGTTGTTCCCGACACACACAAGAAAATTTTAACGCAAGGCACGGGAGTCGGACAACTCCGTCCTCTTCAGGTTTTATGGGCTCGGCAAGCCAGCGACAAAAATATTTTCACGAATGTGTTGCTCTTCGTCCAAAAACGAGCGATACTTCTGTCAGGTCGAGACGTTTCCGCTCTGTTGGGCGCACCGATCGACCAAGTGTTAGCGAAGGCATTGTGGGTTGGTTCTACCTCTCCACGTGAGCGCTGGCAAGGACTACAGGAGAAACTGGATAAACATGGAAGAGAAACAATTATTCACTTGGCAGCAGAAGGCTCTTGACGAGTCAGCTAAACGCACGTCCTACGGATTGTTTTCCGATCCAGGAACAGGCAAGACCTACTGCGCCTTACGCATCGCACAACGCTGGACAGACAACGCTCTAGTCGTGTGCCCTTTGTCTGTAAAAGAGCAGTGGGCAAAGGAAGCAAAACTGGTGGGTGTGCCTACGGAAATCTATCACTACGAGCAAGTGCGCAACAAGCGCTACTTCGACGTAATCGTGAACAAACTCCGTGCTGGTCAAACCACGTTCATCCTCGACGAAAGCCACCGCATAAAAAGCCCAAGCACCGCAACAACCAAAGCAGTGCTCAAGTTAGCGCCACTCGCCACAACAAGACTCGCACTCACTGGCACACCGACAGCAAACTCGCCAGCAGACTTGTATACGCAACTCAAGTTCTTGCAACCTGAGCGCAAGATGGAAACGTATCGTGACTTCCAAAGCGAATACATCGAAGCACTACCAGCAAACCACCCACTCATGAAGCGCATTGCTGGTCGTCCGTTCATTGCACAAAAGCGCAAGGATGGGTCGCTGATGACAAAGAACATCGACAAGCTGAAGAAGCGTGTTCACGAATACGGCATCACAGTCAAGTTGGACGAGGTGGTGGAGTTGCCTGAGCGCACGATGTTGACACGCATGTGCACACCCGACAGCGAGTTGCTCAAGACGTATAAAGAATTGCAAAAGAATTACATCGCCAAGTTCAAGTCTGAGGAAGTAACAGCGCAAAATGCCGCAGTATTGGCTGGACGCTTGACACGTTTGTCCTCGGGTTATGGTCACGCTGACTTTGACGTTTCATTTCCGAATCCAAAATTACAAGAGCTCGTCGACGACATTGGCTCATTCGTGGCTGCAGGGAAATGCATCGTCTGGTCAGTGTGGACTGCCGAGCGCAATGACGCAATGGACGCACTCAGTGCACGTGGTTGCCGAGTGACGCTTGACCCAGATGAATTTATAAATGGTGACTACCAGATCTTGCTCGGTTCACCCAAGATGTATGGCACAGGCTTAAACTTGCAATGTGCCAAGTATCAACTGTGGCTCTCTCGGTCATGGTCGTTGTTGGAAAGGGAACAAGCACTGGCAAGGAACTACCGAGCTGGACAAACGGAGAAAACAGTTGTTGTGGATTACCTAACAGAAGGAACAATCGATGCAAGAGTTCTGAATGCTTTGGAAAACAAAACAGATTTACTAAACGAAATAATGACAACAGGAGCATTTTGATGCCACGAGTATTTATCACGTCCAACCGCATGCGCAAGGACACATACACGAGGGAACTAAAGCCCATCGTCGACTTGCGCCCAGCCGAACAATACGGAAGTCTTGTTTCGGTTTTTGACCATGACATGGATCCAAGCAAACGTGAAGACGTAATGGTTGCTTCCGAGCGCTTGCAGGACTTTGACCCAGAGCAGGATTACATTCTGCCCAATGGCTCGCCAATCGCCACGCTAACAACAGGCTTGTTGCTGCGAGAGAAAAACGTCGAATCTGTCCAGACCCTTGTGTGGGACAAGATCTATCTTAAATATTTATTGAATGTGATTGAACTATGAGCGAACACGCAAAACTTTCTCCGTCTGGCTCTGCTCGTTGGTTGTCTTGTCCAGGATCGTATTGGCTCTCCGAGCAAGCACCGAAGCAACCGAGTTCAGCTGCAGCGGACGAAGGCACCGACGCACACGAGTGGGCTGCAAAAATGCTTTATGGCGACGACGGATTCGACAATCCATACTCTGGCATCGAGTTGTATGTCGACCGAGTGAAAGCAACCGCAGAGCGCAAGGGTGCGGTGCTTTGGGTCGAGAAAAGAGTTTACCTCACAGAGCAAATCCACGGCACACCCGACGCAGTTGTTGCGCATAAGAAAACAGTCGACGTGTTCGACCTGAAGTATGGCTACAACAAAGTCGAAGCAAAAGACAATTCACAGTTGCTTATTTATGCAGCTGGCGCAATCAAGACCTACGATTTGAAACCAACCAAAGTCAACATGCACATTGTGCAACCGAGAGCAGGTGGCATTCGGTCTGCGAGCATGCCTGTCAAACTCTTTTGGGCACGTGTCAACGCAATCACCGAAGCAGCGGACAACCTGTTAGCAAACCCCGAAGCACCACGCAGAGCTGGCGACCATTGTCAATACTGCCCAGCTGCACCAATCTGCCCAGAGCGCAAAGCCGAAGCACAAGCTGCAGCTGCAGTGGCTTTCCGTAGTGTCACAGAAGTCGACGAGGACACAATGCTTTGGGCAATTGAAAACAAAAAGCGAATCCTCGATTGGTTCGAGCAACTCAACACCTACGCACTCGACAAACCGCCACGTGGCTACGCAGTGGTGCAAGGTCAAGGCAGAAGAGTTTGGCGCACCGACATCGAAGTGCCAATGATTCTAAAAGCCATGACGCTATCGGAAGCAGAAAAAGCAGGACACAACCTTGACGACCTTACTGTCAAGAAACCAGGACCACTAACTCTCGTGCGTAAGGAAGTGGACGCAAGTTCATTCCCTGACGTCGAGTAGTTGTGCGGTGCAACAGGTATGGCTGTAACTGTGCGCACCTTCATTCCCAGCCATGTGTAAATTGGAGTAATTAACTATGAGTAACATTAGCCCTATCGGTCGTATTTCTTTCCCTCACTTGTTCAAGCCACAGCAGAATGACCGTGGCGAGAATGTTTGGTCAGTTGTTATTGTCTTTGACAAAAAGGCGCAAGACACTGCCGAATATAAAGCGATGGAAGCTGCGATCCAAACTGCAGCAACAGAGCGCTTTGGAACAAAAGTGCCAGCAGGTGTAAAACGCAAATCCTTGGAACCAAAGAGCGGATATCCATTCACGCTCTGCGAAACCAAGACTGAGTGGTTCGGTTGGGCGCCAGAAGGCGCAACAATGGCCACGTTCAGTAGCAAGTATGCACCTGTCGTCATTGATCGCAACAAGACTGAGATCTTGGATCAAGCCGAAGTGTATGCAGGTCAGTACGGACGTGTGCAGTGGACGAACTACGCTTACGATGCCTCAGGCAATCAAGGTGTGTCGTTCGGTTTACGTGCGTACCAAAAAGTAAAAGACGGAGAGGCTCTGTCAGGTGGTAAACCTGACATTGACGCTTTCGGGGAAGTTGACGAAGCAGCTGTCGAAAACTTCTAATTGTTGGTGGGGTCACTGGGGCAACTCAGTGACCCTTTTACTTTATGGCCACTATGAAAATTATTAAACTGGAAAGACAAACGAAGGAAATGCATCTGCCTGATGACCTGATGGCAGAAAAGCGTTGGCTCGTTTGGCGGGAGGAGGATGGACGGAAAGTCCCCTACTACCCAACAACACACAGACGCAGATCTGGAACAATGGAGACTGCGCAAGATTTTGCCGCAATGGGTAGCCATGCGGATGCAATGGATTCGCTTAAGAACCACGTGCCACACTACACTGGGCTGGGCTACGCAATTACGAATGGTAGCATTCTTATCGACCTTGACGATGTGTTGGGCGAGGGTGGTAAGTTCACCGACGAGTGGGCAGAGAAGTTTACATACAAGGCGATTGCCTCGGGTGCATTTGTAGAGATTTCGTATTCAGGCACAGGCATACACGTCATCGGTCGTGGTCACGCTCGCAAGGCTGGCGCAAAGGGAATCGCAATCGAAGTTTACCCAGACAAGCGCTTTGTGGCGATTACTGGCGAGCTAATGGCCAATACGGAATGTCCCGACGCAGTCACCGACATAACCGACTTAGCCGAGGAAGCGCTCCAAGAGTATCAGCGCAGGTGCGACGAGAAAGGTTTAAACAATCTGTCCTCCGCAATGGCGAGCGAAGAGGAACTGGCTTACATAAAGGGACAAGTCGAAGGCGACACCCTCACGCAAGTGCGCACGTTGTTGCAGGTGTTCTCTCCCGACGAGCGTGACCAGTGGTTCAAAGTCGGGCTGGCGCTGGGTCGGGCATTCCCGAACGACAAAGGTGTATACGAAGAGTACGCAAAGTGGTCACGTGCCTCGCCGAACTACAACGCCAAAGCCGACGACAAGACCATGCACGACTTGTTCTATCGGCAAGCACTGTTACCCACGAAAAGCAAATACACGCTCGACACAATGATCGCTCAGGCGCAGAGCGTGGGTGTGCAGCTCAAGTTGTTCACGCAAGCATTCGACGACTTGCCTCCGACAGACGAGGAAATAAAAGTCAAACGATTGCTCGGCTGGGACAACAACAAGCACGACGCACGGAACTTGTTCGCCAACCCTCCACCGCCAATGGAGTTTATCATCGAAGACATTCTGCCGAGGCATCGGACAACTTTTGCAGCTCCAGGAGGAACTGGTAAGACGCAGATGACGTTGTGGATGGCGTTGCACGTGGCAGCAGGTAAGGCACTGTTCGGCAAATACGAAGTCAAGCGTCCAGGAAAAGTATTGGTCATGAACGCAGAAGACCCCAAGCGTCAGCTACAAAGACGTTTGATTCAACTTGCTAACCATATGGAGTGGGACAGCGACGAGCAGAAGTTCGAAGCATTCGAGAATGTTGCCTTTGTGGACTTCGAAATCGATACAATCTCGCTGTCTGCGCAAGTTGCTCGCACAAACCACTACGACATAACCAAAACAGTCGAAGAAATAATCAAAGCCTACAAGGAAGTCGGTCTGAGCTGGGTCATCTTCGACCCGATGACCTTGTTCGGGTTCGACGAGGCTGGTGGGAATGACTCAGCCTCGGCAATGATGAAGGCTTCGGGCATCCTCGCAGACCAACTCAGTTGCGCAGTGACTTACGTAACGCACACGACTAAAGCTGGCGCACGATCAGGCGAAGCAGACATGCACACCACTCGTGGAGCTGCAGCATTCGGCGACTTAACACGAGCGCATTGGAACTTAGTGAACTTCCGTCCATACGACGCAATGACTAAGACTCGTTACTTGCAGATGTCGTTCGACAAGGCTAGTTATGCCGCACCGCAACCACCAGTGCACATAATGGCAATCGAGAACAACACATTCGTAACGTATAACCCAGAGGACGAGGACGACGGAGAGTTCGACGAGACATTGTGGGAAGGTGTCAAGAAGGCAATCGACTTCCTGCGCAAGGCTGGCGAGGCTTGCTCGGTCGATACAGTTTCAACTTACGGATACGAGGTCAACGGACAACATGTCGGTAGGACACGTGCTAAGCCGAAGATTCGTGAGTGGTTGGAGGAAGGACGCTTAGAAGTAATAAGCGAGGGACGCAGAAGGCAACAACTGCGTGTGAACAAGACGTGGGATGATTCAAACTTTTAACAGGAGTAATTATGAAACATACAAAAGAAGATCACATCTGGACACCGAGCGGAACAGACGTAAGCGAACGCTGGCGCAAGATTTATGGCTGGGTTCCACCGAGCGAACTCCCTGAGTACCAAAAGAAATGGGCATACTTCCAAGAACTGCCATTGCGCAAACTCGACGACAAGGCTCGTGAAGAATTCGAACGCATGATGAAACAAAACAAGGTCGTGCGATGGAAAACAGTTTAAGACCTCGCAAGTCGAAAACAAAAATGGCTTGCCACAGACGTGGTGCGCTTTTTATGGGCGGTCGGTTCGACCGATTTCATTCATTCAAACTAAGGATCAAACATGGAAGACGTAAAAACATCCACTGGTGGGAAAAGTAAAAAGCCTAAAAAGATAGTCGTTGCCGAACCAATTGTGGAGCCTGAATCAATTGTTGAGCCTGAGCAGGAAATAATCCCCGAGCAGTGGGTGAAACCTGAAAGTGAATACACTCCGACCGACTGGGCAGCGCTTAACGATCCACCCGAGCCAGGAGTGACAGACGTAGCTACAGCGCCAACAGGGGTGAACGTGGTGCGCAGAGGCTTTACGACTTTACAAATGGCGCTTGCGTTCAGGAACTCGCTACGTGACCCTGCAGATTATTTAATCGTGGAGGTGCGTGAGAGTGCAGGCTTCGCACTCGAGGGACCAATCCTTTGCCATTATGTGGCGCATAAAACGGAGGAATTGTGATGTTGGACTTTTTCGTAACGCTTATGTTTGTGATCGGGTGCGCAACGACCATTGCTTGCGTAGTTGGTTTTGCGATTTGGTTTTTCATTTGGCGAGGGACGAACCGATGAGTGCATACGAGTTAGCAGACCAAGTTGAAGAGTGGGGCAACGACTTTGTTGCGCTCAGCCCGAAGGGTGGTGCTTGTGTTATTGAAGCTGCAAAAATGCTACGTCATCAAGCCAACTACATCGCAATGTTAGAAAAAGGGTTGGAATCCAGCATCGAACTTAACAAAGCGCAAGCAAGCAAGGAGATAAAACATGGCGGTTATTGAATCCCCATTTTGGCATACGTTACAACGTGAAATTAAAAACCGAAAGGAAGACGGAATGAAAGAACTAAGCCCACTGGCGAAGCAACTGCTCGGCAACAGCGGAGCCATCGACGTATACACGCAAAAAGAATACGACGATGCATTGGCGATTGGTAAGGCAGAGATTATGAAAATCGCGATCGACACAACCAAGACCGCAATCAAAATCGAGCGCAACGAGTGCGCCAAGATTGTGCGGGAATGGAAAGGTGAACTGGATTTGGAAGCCATTGCGAAAGCGGTGGAAGATAGACTTGCCTCTCAGGTGACGCAATAATGGCTACGATAATTCCAGCAAAAGATGTCTCAAAACTAATAAACGATGAATGGGAAGAGTGGGTGAAGGCTCGTAAAGCATTCTTAGGCGAGCATCACGTTTGGTGCAATTTCTTTTTGGAAGAGCCAGCTGCAACTTGCTCAATGTGCTCTGGCCTTAAAAAGGATTACCCAATTCAA